AACACCGCGACGCTTGCCAAGGACTCTCGTGTAGGCATCCTGTCGAAGACGGGTACTGATGCTAAGAAGATGTTTACCGACAAGGTCGTACCCATCAACAGCCGTCTACCGTTCTTCTTCAAGCCTATCATGGACGGTATGGACAAGCCTAAGACAGAGCTTGCCTACCGTGTGCCTGCGGCTAAGATTACCAAGAAGAACATGTTCAACGTCGAGGACGATGAGATTCAAGGTCTCGACACCACGATTGATTGGAAGAATACTGACGACAACTCTTACGATGGTGAGAAGCTACAGCTCCTCGTCCATGACGAGAGCGGTAAGTGGCTCAAGCCCAACAGCATCCTCAACAATTGGCGCGTCACCAAGACGTGCTTGCGCTTGGGTAGCAAGATTATCGGCAAGTGCATGATGGGGTCAACCTCCAATGCCCTGTCTAAGGGTGGCGGCAACTTCAAGGACTTGTACCGCGACTCTGATGTATTAAAGAGAAACAAGAACGGACAGACCAAAAGCGGGATGTACTCCCTGTTCATTCCTATGGAGTGGAACATGGAGGGGTTCATCGACCTCTACGGTATGCCCGTCTTCAGAACTCCTGAGAAAGCTGTTGCAGGCATTGACGGAGAAGACATCCATCAGGGAGCAGTAAACTATTGGGAGGCTGAGGTGGAGTCGTTGAAGTCAGATGCTGACGCGCTCAACGAATACTACAGGCAGTTTCCCCGCACAGAGTCGCATGCCTTCAGGGATGAAAGCAAGCAGTCTATCTTCAACCTTACCCGCATCTATCAGCAGATAGATTACAACGACAGCTTGATTATCAATCAGCACGTTACGCAGGGCAGCTTCCGTTGGAAGGACGGCATCAAGGACAGCAAGGTCATCTTCTATCCTGACAAGTCAGGCCGCTTCAGGTTGTCGTGGGTTCCTAAAAACGAGATGCAGAACAGGGTGTTTGAGCGTAACGGCATCAAGCATCCCGGCAACGACCACCTCGGTGCGTTGGGTTGCGACTCGTATGACATCTCAGGCGTAGTGGGTGGGGGTGGCTCTAACGGTGCGCTGCATGGCTTGACCAAGTACAATATGGACGACGCTCCGAGTAACGAGTTTTTCTTGGAGTATATCGCAAGACCTCAGACGGCAGAGATGTTTTTTGAGGATGTACTCATGGCCTGTGTATTCTACGGTATGCCTATCCTTGTAGAGAATAACAAGCCGCGCCTGCTGTACCATTTCAAAAACCGTGGATACAGAGGGTTTTGCTTGAACCGACCCGACAAAACCTACAACAAGTTGTCTAAGACAGAGCGCGAACTAGGGGGCATACCCAACTCCTCGGAGGATGTTAAGCAGGCCCACGCCTCTGCCATTGAGTCATACATTGAAAAGTATGTAGGAATAGATATGGATGGCTCGTTCCGTGATGAGGACGAGATGGGTTCTATGCTTTTCACTCGCACCCTCGAAGATTGGGCGAAGTTTGATATTAGCAACAGAACTAAGTTTGATGCAAGTATTAGTTCGGGATTGGCTATCATGGCGTGTCAAAAGCACCTGTATCAGCCCGAAAAGAAGACAAATAAATTAAGCCTTACCTTTGCAAGGTATAATAACAAGGGGGCTTACAGTGAACTGATTCGATGAAGGATGTTAAGATAAACATATCATCTACAGGGTTTCCGAGTCAATTCGTGTCCGACGCTGAAAAGGACTCCGCAGAGTTCGGTCTTCAGATTGGTCAGGCCATTCAGTATGAATGGTTTAAGAAGGACGGCAGCCAATGTAGATTCTACGACCAATGGAGAGCACTTCATCGTTTGCGTCTTTACGCACGAGGTGAGCAGTCCATTGCCAAGTACAAGCAGGAACTAGCCATTGATGGTGACTTATCATACATCAATCTTGATTGGACACCCGTTCCAATCCTTCCCAAGTTTGTAGACATTGTAGTCAACGGAATGTCGGACAGACTTTTTTCTGTCAAGGCATACGCACAGGATGCCCTTTCACAAGCCAAGCGCAGCAAGTATCAAGACCTTATCGAAGGTCAGATGGTTGCCAAGCCTGTATTGGAAAAGATTCAAGCCGCTACGGGCGCAAACCCTTTTGTCACAGAACCTGATGAGCTTCCTGAAAGCGATGAGGAACTGTCACTCTATATGCAGCTTAACTACAAGCCTGCTATTGAGATTGCAGAGGAGGAAGCCATCAATACCATCTTGGAGGAGAACCACTACGGTGACCTTCGCAAGAGGTTTGACTACGACCTCACGGTATGCGGTATCGCTGTAGCCAAGCACGAGTTCCTTAAGGGCAGCGGTGTGGAGGTGTCTTACGTAGACCCGGCCAACATCGTATACAGCTATACTGAAGACCCACACTTCAAGGATTGTTTCTATTGGGGTGAGGTCAAGACGGTACACATCAATGAGCTTCTTAAGATTGACCCCACGCTTACGCGGGAAGACCTTGAGAAAATCTCTAAGTACGGTCAGCAGTGGTACGACTACTTCAACGTAGCGCAGTATTACGACAACGACATCTTCTATAGGGACACAGTTACGTTGCTGTACTTCAACTACAAGTCCACCAACGACATCGTCTACAAGCGTAAGGTTGCCGACAACGGCAACGTCAAGATGATTGAGAAGGATGATTCCTTCAACCCGCCATCTGATATGATGGATGAGGGCAACTTCGAGAAGGTGTCCAAGAAGATTGACGTGTGGTATGACGGGGTGATGGTGATGGGAACGAATATGATTCTCAAGTGGGAGATGGCTAAGAACATGGTGAGACCTAAGTCCGCTAGTCAGCACGCCATCCCCAACTACGTAGCCGTAGCACCTCGCATGTATAAGGGTGTCATTGAGTCGTTGGTGAGACGGATGATTCCTTTCGCTGACCTCATTCAGATGACCCACCTCAAGCTGCAGCAGGTTATTGCCCGCACAGTCCCCGATGGTGTATACATTGATGCTGATGGCCTGAACGAGGTTGACCTCGGCACGGGCAATGCATACAACCCTGAAGACGCTTTGCGTCTGTACTTCCAAACGGGTTCTGTTATTGGTAGGAGCTACACGCAGGACGGAGAGTTCAACAACGCTCGTGTTCCTATTCAGCAGCTTACCTCCAACTCAGGCGCGTCGAAGACGCAGATGTTGATTGCCAACTACAATCACTATCTCGATATGATTCGCGCTGTCACGGGACTCAACGAAGCTCGCGATGGCAGTACGCCCGACCCCAACTCTTTGGTTGGTGTACAGAAGTTGGCTGCGCTCAACTCGAACACAGCTACAAGGCATATCCTTGACGGAAGCCTGTACATCTACAAAACCCTTGCTGAGGGATTGTCGTATCGTATCTCAGACATCTTGGAGTACGCGGACTTTACTGACGAGTTTGTAAATCAAATTGGTAAGTACAACGTCAGCATCCTTGGTGAGATTTCCGACCTGTACATCTACGACTTCGGTGTGTTTATTGAGGTGTCTCCCGACGAAGAGCAGAAGGCTCAGTTGGAGCAGAACATTCAGATGGCCCTGTCTAAGGGTGATATCTACCTCGAAGATGCCATCGACATCCGTGAGATGAAGAACATCAAGCTCGCCAACCAACTGTTGAAGCTGAAGCGTAAGCAGAAGCAAGACCGTGAGGAGCAGCAGATGTTGCAGAGCAAGGCTATGGACACTGAGAGACAGATGAAGTCTCAGCAGTTTGCTGCGCAGGCCGCTATGCAGAAGCTGCAGGCCGAGACGCAATCGAAGATGCAGATTAAGCAGGCTGAGATTTCGTTCGAGATTGAGAAGATGAAGAACGAGGCGGAACTCAAGAAGGCACTTATGGCTGAAGAGTTTGCTTACAACCAACAGCTTCGCGGCATGTCTGAAAATGCACTACAAAGCAGAGAGACCCAAAGGGAAGAAGCTAAGGCGCAACGTATTAGTCAGCAGAACACTGAACAGAGTAAGCTGATTAACCAAAGGAAGAATAATCTTCCACCACAAAATTTCGAATCTAACGAGGACAGTCTTGATGGCTTTGATATGGCAGAGTTCTCGCCACGATAAGTCTAATTTATTGTCATTACTTTTGTAAAAATCTAATCTATGGAATTTAAGGTACGCGAGGTGACGGGTAAAGAAAAGTCACAACAAGAAATCGAGCAGCAACTCCTTGACAAGCATGAGCAAGAGGTGAATGCCACAGAGGTGCAGGAGGTAAAGCCGGAAGCGGTTGAGTCGCCTGTACAAGAAGAAGCCCCTGTGCAGGAGGAAGCTCCCGCTCAGGAATCCAAGTCAGAGCTTTCTGACGACGACGTTCTTTCATATATTAAAAACAGATACGACAAGCAGATTGACTCTGTAGACCAACTCTTTGCCGAGCGCGAGGAGTCTGAGGAGCTACCTGAAGATGTCGCTTCGTATCTGAAGTACAAGAAGGAAACAGGAAGAGGGTTTAACGACTTCGTAAAACTGAACAAGGATTACGATGAGGTAGCCCCCGACCAAGTCCTTCGTGAGTATTTGGTTGCCACCGAGAAGGGATTAGATGCAGAAGACATCGACACCCTGATGGAGGCTTATTCTTTTGACGAGGAGTTGGATGACGAGTCCACGATTAAGAAGACCAAGCTCAACAGAAAAAAAGCTATTGCTAAGGCCAAAGATTACTTTGAGTCAGAAAAGGAAAAATATGGAACGCCCCTTGAGTCGAGTGGGAGTTCTCTTTCCAATGAAGACAAGGAGAAGTTGGAGGCGTATAA